GTTGTCCGTGGTCTGGATGAGATCATTGACTATCAAGAGTACCCTGTCAAAGCAGCAGAGATCAGCACAAAAGCACGTCGGTCACTGGGTGTTGGGTTCATTGGTCTGGCACACTACCTTGCCAAACTTGGGTTCAACTATGACAGTCAAGAGGCATGGGATGCAGTTCACCAACTGACTGAATCTTTCCAGTATTATCTTCTCAAAGCATCCAACAAACTGGCACAGGAGAGGGGTGCATGTGAATACTTCTCTAGAACTAAATATTCTCACGGTCAACTTCCGATAGACCATTACAAGCGAGACGTTGACGAGATCACAACTGCTGAGTTGCAACATGATTGGGATAGTCTTAGGTCATCTATCTCCGAGCATGGACTACGGCACAGCACACTGTCCGCACAAATGCCTTCGGAGAGCAGTTCCGTTGTGTCAAATGCCACAAACGGAATTGAACCACCCCGTGACTTCTTGTCCATCAAGAAGTCGAAGAAAGGTCCACTCAAGCAAGTGGTCCCACAATACCAACGATTGAAGAATAATTACACGTTGCTCTGGGAGATGAAAGGCAACCGAGGATACATCAATGTAGTCTCGGTCATGCAAAAATTCTTCGACCAAGCAATCTCTGGTAACTGGTCTTACAACCCTATCGATTACGACAACAACGAAGTACCCGTGTCCGTCATGGCGAACGATTTGTTGACAACATACAAATACGGTTGGAAAACTAGTTACTACCAGAATACTAATGACCTCAAGTCGGACGAGATGGAAGAACCGGCACACTCCATTGGATGGAAAGATGATGTACCTGAAAAGGATGCACTCATCGCCTCTATTCAAAACGAAGACGAAGAAGCCTGCGAATCCTGTGCAATTTAGAAAAAGCGCCTCCAATGATATGTCTGTAAAAGGCATGACGGTGTTCAATGACACTCGCGTTGACACCAAAACACAACCTATGTTCTTTGGGGCACCCCTTGGTGTCCAACGCTACGATTCATATAAGTATCCACAGTTTGAAAAACTGACCAATCAGATGCTTGGATACTTCTGGCGTCCAGAAGAGGTGTCTCTTCAAAAGGATCGTGGAGACTATAAGACTCTACGTCCTGAGCAGAAGCACATCTTTACTTCTAATTTGAAGTATCAGATCCTCCTTGATTCTGTGCAGGGTCGTGGTCCTGGTATGGCATTCTCCCCATACTGTGCTCTTCCTGAACTGGAAGGTGCAATGAACGTGTGGCAGTTTATGGAGATGATCCACTCACGTTCTTACACATACATTATCAAGAACGTGTATCCTGACCCTGCTGAGGTCTTTGATACTATTCTTGATGACGAACGTATCTTGGCACGTGCTAAGAGTGTCACCAGAGCGTACGATGAGTTCCTGCATGTCGCAAACGAGTGGGGTGCTGGTAGTATGTGGACAGCAGACTATGCTGATTCTCCTACCGCTGTCTACACCCGTAAGGAACTGAAGCGTCGTCTGTATCTGGCAGTATCAAACGTCAATATCCTTGAGGGCATTCGTTTCTATGTGTCCTTTGCATGTTCGTTTGCCTTTGGTGAACTGAAACTGATGGAAGGATCTGCTAAGATCATCTCTCTGATTGCACGTGATGAGAACCTGCACACTGTGTTGACTCAGCAGATCATCAAAGCCTGGCAAAAGGGTGATGATCCTGAGATGGTAGAGATCGTCAAGGAGGAAGAGCAGACTGTCATCGATATGTTTGCTCAGGCAGTGGACGAAGAGAAAGAGTGGGCACAGTATCTGTTCAAAGATGGAAGCATGATCGGTCTCAATGACAAACTCCTCGTCAAGTATGTGGAGTGGATCGCTAACAAGCGTATGAGAGCGATTGGTTTGACCCCTCTGTATGACGCTCCAGTGCACAACAACCCACTTCCCTGGACCGAGCACTGGATCTCCTCTAAAGGTCTCCAGGTCGCCCCACAGGAGACGGAAGTGGAGTCCTACGTGGTTGGTGGTATCAAACAGGATGTGAAGAAGGATTCGTTCAGTGGATTCCAGTTGTAAAGAGTTCTATGACTTCGGTGGGCGACCTGTAGAGTGCCAATATCTTCTTTTACTCATCAGTGAGATGGAGGGTACATACCAACATCTCAAATTCATGGGATTCAAAGAAGATATGGAGACTCTAGAGGAGATGAAGAAGAGGTATTATAAACTCTACTTCAAAACTCTGAAGGAGGAGAAGGCAAAAGCATGAACCTTTGCAACGAAAATGGGTTTGCCCTTGTGTGGTAAGATAATATAGATTGTACGGGAAACCAAAATGTATTTTCTAGCAAATCCACCAGTCTATTTCCTGCCTGGTACATGGGAGACCGTGCATACCAGCATATATGATCCAGTATTTGGTTTGCTCTCCTTCATGTTGGTCGTTGCATCTGCAACTCTAGTGTCATCACTAGCAATGAAGAGGTCAAGAAAAAGAGTTTAGTATGAACACTACATTGACTGTACATGATGATGGTGTGCTTACATTCCCTCCTGAATTCCTAGAAAAAGTTGGATGGCAGGAGGGAGATGTGTTAGAATGGATAGATAACCATGACGGTTCTTGGACTTTGACTAAGAATAATGACTGAATGGAGAGAAGAGTATAAGCAGTTCACTAGTAATAAAAAAGAACTTGAATTACTAGAGAACGGACCAAAAAGTCTTGCACAGTCATGGCACTTGCAAGCAATGTATAATCAGTGGAAGAAGATCAAGGGTATAAAGGATCCTGAACCACCTGATTGCCAAAGTAGCATGAGGGAATGGGAACAATCAATCAAGAAGTATCAATAGAAATGAAATTTTATTTTGACGGCGACTCATTTACCTATGGTGGAGGTTTAGAACGCCTAGCCGTAAGGCGAGAAGATTATAGGTGGTCTAAGTTAGTATGTGATCACTTCGGAGCTGAGGAAGTAAACCTATCATATGGTGGTGCTTGTAATGAAAAAATTATGAGGCACCTGTTTACTAAACCACCTACTGAGGTTTATGATTTCTACTTTCTTCAAACTACCGTTCCTATTAGGAATGAGTTTTATGATAAGAAAAAGAAGAGGTGGACAGGATATTCACATGAACGTGATAAGCATGGTAGTGTTTATGACAGATGCATATTCAGATGGGGAGATGTAGAGGGACCTCGGTTTGCTGAGTGGATAAACTTTGGACTTAGTAGGGTTTACTCTGATGAATATGGAAGGGCTAAAGAGAGTGTTACACTCAACGCAATGAAAGCATACGTTGCATCTGTGGGACGATCAAACAGATCTTTTTTTAGCACACTACTAAAACCTATAGAGACTGACAACAAATATGACATGTACTTCAAAGGTACACACGATGCTGAACGTGGTGAAACTGAATGGCCTCCAGGACTATTCCGTTATGATAAAATACCCAACGATGGACATCCTTCTATAGAAGGTCATAAGACCATAGCAAAATATGTTATAGATATTGTAAGTGACAGATTACGTAATGAGGGTTCAGTCTGCTAAGGCAAAGGGTAGGAGACTACAGCAGTGGGTAAGAACTAAACTTATAGAAATGTTAGAGGTTCACCCTGAGGATGTAGAGTCTAGATCAATGGGTGCAGGTGGTGAGGATATCATCATGGCACGTGCAGCTAGACAAAAGTTTCCTTTCAGTGTAGAATGCAAGAACACAGAGAGACTAAACGTTTGGGATGCATACGACCAAGCGTGTGCTAACTCTGGTGATTACGAACCAATTCTCTTCATAAAAAAGAATGGCAGACGACCTCTCGTTGTCCTCGATGCGGAAAGCTTTATTGGATCCCAGCGACATGAATGACTGGAGATACTCTGAAGAGCGTATGCAACTTCGTGCTGAAGTATTTCGTGCGTTGTCTCATCACCTAAATGATCATTGCAGACTTGTATATGAGTTTTGTCATGACTGGGTGAGTCAGGGTAACAAAACAACCATTGGAGTTGAACAAAGATTCCAAGAGTTCATTCGTAATCGTGCCGAAACTTTGTACACACTAACCCCCATGGAGGAACATGCAGAAAATTCTTAGTCTCATGTCCATCTTTTCATTCGTAACTAGCGTAGGTGTAGTTGGCACTGCTGGTTATGTGTATGTAAACCAAGACAAAATCAAAGAGAACATCAAAGAGCAGGTCACCAAAGGCGTTCAAGATGCTGTCGTAAGTAAATTCAATACACCTGCTCTGCCTAAAGCGACTGGTGGTGTGCTTCCTGCCATGCCTAAGGTCACTGGAGGAGCTATTCCATTCTAAATACAGCCAGCTATATCCTGGCGTATGACTGATAAGACACCAGATTCTCCTCCAGAAAAGGAGGAGAAACGAGGTTTGTTTGGTTTAGGTAAGAAGAAACCTGAGACTAAACTAGATAAGGATAAGAAAAAGGAAGAAGAGGATAAAGATCCTGATGAAAGAATGGCAGCGTTGTCTACGCTGGTTCGTCTAGGTATCTTGATTTGGTCAGGTGGTATTCTCACACTGGCATACGTCGATCTTCCAAAGGCACTCAATTTTCCTAAGCAGGATCTCGATCCGACTTTCATAGCCTCGGTCTTCACTGGGGTTTTAGCTACGTTCGGGGTTCAAACTGCTAAGAAAGGTGCCATGGCTAATGGTGGTGGTGGCATCACCAAGGCAGATATGGAACGTCTTATCGCTGCTGCAGCACAAACAGCACCTGCACAAACCATTCGTATTGAACAAGCTCCGTTGACAATCGGAACTCAACCTCCTAATGTATCAGAAGATGGTGCCCCTCCCGTTGTGCCCCCTAAAAAATCGTGACTTTCGCTGATGTCCTTCTTTGGACAGCAATACCCTTTGTTCTATCCACAATATATTTCGGGATACGAAAGGGTCATAATAACTACTACGACTCAGAAGATTATGATGGAAATGGAACGGCTCACTAGACGCATCGTTATCTTCGGTGCGACTGGTGACCTTTGTAAGAGGAAACTTATTCCAGCACTGTACCAGTTGTGGAAGAAAGATCTTCTCCCTAAAGAACTTCTGATCGTAGGGTGCTCACGTCGTGAGTATACACGTGATACTTGGTTGGAATATATTGGAGACTACCCTTTAGAGTTTACTCACTGGTTAGATTTTCAATGTGCTGACCTTGATAAAAAAGAATCTCTGATGACACTGCACGATAAGAGTGCAGATACAACATATTTCTTATCTGTTCCACCGGAGAGATACGAGAATGCAATCATCAACCTCAAGGAAGCAGGGTTTCTGGATGACCCTGACCACTCCAGAGTGGTTATCGAAAAACCCTTTGGATACGACTATAAATCTGCTGATCATTTACAGTCAGTGGTGGAGCGACATATACGCGAGAAACAAGTTTATCGCATTGACCATTATCTTGGTAAAGATACTGTCAATAACATCCTTGCCACTCGGTTTGGCAATGTACTACTTGAACCACTCTGGAATCGCCAGTACATAGAAGAGGTTCAGATCTTTGCGACTGAAACTATTGGATGCGAAGGTAGATCACAATACTATGAAGACGCAGGTGTTGTACGTGACATGTTGCAGAACCACATGCTACAGGTTCTGTCTCTAATTGCGATGGAAGCACCGTGTCGTATGAGTGCTGTCGAAATTCGTAGGGAGAAGGTAAAGGTTCTTGCTGCCGCACGTCTTGGTGGTAAGTTTATTACTGGTCAGTACCTAGGATACCGTGAAGAACAGGGTGTGGGTCCTGAGTCTATGACCCAAACTTATGTTGCAGGTGATATTTACATTGATAACTGGAGGTGGGAGGGTGTACCTTTCTACTTCATGACAGGTAAGAAGATGCCTTATCAGTGTGTTGAGGTTGTTATCAAGTTGAAAGCACCACCTGTTGGACTGTTTGAGGGTGAAACTCCTGGTCGTATTGTGATGCGTTTGCA